CTTTGGAGGATTTTTTTAGATGATATTAAATAGAGAAGACGCAATTCATGCTGCTAATATTTTTGTTTCTTATTATAAGGATTTTGGTCGTATAGATGATTATTTAAGACAAGTTAAACTTGAAAGAATGGCGAAATATCCAACTGCATTGCCAGGCATGGGGCCAGAAGATGAATTCTTTTGTGATTTTGATATGCACCCACAAGATATGGAGTTTTCTCTTTATGAGCCTAAAACATCCGACTTTGTTAACTATCTTGAAATCACAACATCTCACGCAGTAGAATCATCTATTACTGGTAAAAAACATTTGTGGATTGTGAAAGAAAAAAATACAAATAAGATTGTTGGATTCATTCGTTTTGGTTCTCCGACCATTAATTCAAAACCAAGAAATAATTTTTTAGGAAACCCATTGGATACATCAAATATGGATGTGATGAAAAGATTTAATAAGTCTTGTATTATGGGATTTATTATTGTTCCAACACAACCATTTGGATTTAATTATCTCGGTGGAAAATTACTTGCTGGGATTTGTTGTTCTCATTTAGCTAGAGAAACATTGAATAAAAAATATGATGCAAATATTTGTATGTTTGAAACAACATCACTTTATGGTACTGCGAAAACTACTTCAATGTATGATGGTATGAAACCTATGTTGAAATTTACTGGATTAACTGAATCTGATTTTTTACCAATGATTAATGATGATAATTTTCATAAACTAAATGATTGGTTTAAAGATAGGAATAATGGAGATAGATTAGTTCCAGATTATTCTAAATCTGGAGTGCCGACATCATCTCGTAAATTAAAAACACATACAAAAATGATATCTATTACTAAAGCATCTTTAAAAGAAATTGATATAAAATTATATGATAAGTTTTGTGAAGTAATGAAGGAAGCAAAAAATCTTACTCAACGAAAAAGACAATATATGTGTACATATGGATTTGATAATGTTAAAGAATATTTTAATTTTGAAACAGATACATTAACAAAGAGAAACAATTACGATAGATTTGAATTTGACAATATAGTTGAATGGTGGAGAAAGAAAGCTATCAATCGTTATGAGAATTTACAAAAAGATGGTAGATTAAGAACTGAACTTGAAACTTGGAATCAAAAAAGCGATATAGATATTATAAGATAATGATACTTGACAAACTGTAAAAATCAGGTATTATATATTAACAATAAAATGGAGATACAAAATGTATAAGAAAGGAGACGTTGTAACAGTTATGTTCCTAAATGGTATGGAACTGATTGGTACTTTAATTGACGAAGACGAAGAAGTATGGATTGTGATGGATAGACCTATGTTGTGTCAAGCAACTAAAAATGGTGTTTCATTTACCCCAGCGATTACTTTAACAGGAGAAGTTGTTGATGGTGAATTGAAAGTTTCAAAACGTGGTGTTATGTATGTTATAAAAACATTGGAAGAAATTTCAGTTGCATACAAAAAAAGATTAAGTAATCTTGAATCAATAATTACACCAGAAGAAGCAAGGATTATTTCGTAATGGTTATGACAAATTTTCAAAAAGTAAAAACATTTATGAAATCATTTGGACAAGAGGTAAAGGATAAACCTGCTGTTCCACCTGAAGACATTGTACAATTAAGACTTAATTTGATAAATGAAGAATTTATTGAATTGGTTAATGCGACAGATGACAGTACAAAAGAAAAAAAGAAATTAATTGATGTTGCAGATGCACTTGCAGATTTACTTTATGTTGTTTATGGTGCTGGACATGCATTTGGGTTAGACCTTGATAAGTGTTTTGAAGAAGTACATGAAAGCAATATGTCTAAATTAGATAACAACGGGAAACCTATATATCGTTTAGATGGAAAAGTTTTGAAATCTGATACATATAGACCACCAAATTTAAAAAAAGTTCTGTTTACAGAAGGAGAATAATATGAGTACACATGATGCAATAGTAGAACAATTTAGTGTTTACATGGAAGCACAAGAAAAGTTCGAACAAAAAGGTGTAAAAGCTTCCGCTGCTAAAGCAAGAAAAGCTTTAACAACTATGACTAAACTTGCAAAGGTAAGAAGGTCAGAAATACAAGATAAAAAAAATAGCTTGTAAGGAAAGATATAAAATATATGGATTTTTTAAAAAAGATTATTGAAGAAACTGGTAATGAATATGCATCTATTGTTGCAGATGGAGTAACAGCAGGTGATATAGAATCTTTTATTGATACGGGTTCACATTCATTAAATGCATTGTTATCTGGTTCGATTTATGATGGTTTACCATCTAACAAGATTACTGCGATAGCAGGTGAATCAGCAACGGGTAAAACATTTTTTGTATTAGGAATGGTAAAACATTTTCTTGATGCAAACCCGAATGGTGGTGTTTTATATTTCGAATCTGAATCTGCACTTACAAAATCAATGATAGAAGATAGAGGTATTGATTCAAGTAGAATGGTAATTGTACCAGTAACAACAGTTCAAGAATTTAGAACACAATCAATTAAGATTCTTGATTCGTATCTTGAACAACCAGTAGAAAAAAGACAACCATTATTTTGTGCATTAGATTCACTTGGTATGTTATCAACAACAAAAGAAATCGAAGATACAACTGAGGGAAAAGAAACAAGAGATATGACACGAGCACAAATTATAAAAGCTGCGTTTCGTGTTTTAACTTTAAAACTTGGTCGTGCAAAAGTTCCATTGGTTATTACCAATCATACATATGACGTTGTTGGCTCATATGTACCCATGAAAGAGATGGGTGGTGGTAGTGGTTTGAAATATGCTGCTTCAAGTATCATTTATCTTTCAAAGAAAAAAGAGAAAGATGGAAAAGAAGTTGTAGGAAATATTGTAAAATGTAAAATCCAAAAGTCAAGGATTACAAAAGAAAATTCATCAGTTGATGTTAGAATAAGTTATGGTAAGGGACTTGATAAATACTACGGTTTGTTAGACCTTGCAGTTAAATATGATATCTTTAAACAAGTTTCTACAAGAATAGAATTACCAGATGGAACAAAACAATATGGTAAAACTATTTTAGAGAATCCAGAAAAATATTTTACAAAAGATGTTTTAGATAAAATTGATGAAGTATCGAAAAAGGAATTTATGTATGGGGGATAGTATACAAGATATATTAGAAGAATGGGTATTTGAATATCATACTAGTGGAACATCACCAAATGGTGTTCAAATTAATTTCGTGGAAAATGCTGAAACTTTTGATGAAGAACGTCAAGAAGAATATATAGATGAAACTCAACCAATTTATGAAGTAATGATTCATGAAGAATCGGTAAATGCAGATAAAGAATTTCCAGATGATATAGGTGATGAAGAAATGATTACTTATCTTGTAACTTATAATGTGTTGGAAGATTGGTTTGCAGTCGAACCAATTGAATCAGAAGTGTTTCTGTCTGATAGTGAAATAGAAATTTTGATGAATAAAATTCAGGAAAATATACATTAATGAGTCAGACTCCAGAAAACATACATGAATATTTTAAATATGTTACAGACAAAGACCAAGAATGGACTGCTATTGGTTTAACTGAAAAAGCAGAGGAATTTCAAGGTGTTGTTTATAGATATGGAACTATAGTACCACCGAAAGAACCAACTAACGAAAAAGATGAAGTAAGTGATAAACTACCTTTCAAATTTGAATGGCAAATTTTAGATTCGAATGGGTTGGAAAAAGAAAGATTTAATGATAAATTTTTTACCTTGATAGGTGATATTTTGGTATATATAATATCTAAGGAACAATTATATAATGATAGAAAGAACAATACTTAAAAATCTAATTTGTAATGAACAATATGTTCGAAAGGTTTTACCTTTCATAAAAAAAGAATATTATACCGATAGACATGAGAAAGTTCTTTTTGAAGAAATTTCAAAGTTTGTTCAACGATATAATAATCTTCCTACTGAAACTTCATTAGAGATAGAGTTACAGAATCGAAAAGATTTGAATGGAGAAGATTATGGAAAAATTGTTGATATACTTAAAAATTTTAATATTGATGATGGTGATACTACCGATAGTGTTGATTTCGATTGGCTTGTCGATACTACGGAAAAGTTTTGTAAAGATAAAGCGATATATAATGCCATCGTAGAAGGAATTAATATTATAGATGGAAAAGATAGAGATAAAAGAACTGCATCAGAACTACCATCTATTCTTTCAGAAGCACTTGCAGTTGATTTTGATAATGCTATAGGACATGATTATCTAAGAGATGCCGAATCTCGATATGATTTTTATAATCGTGTAGAAACTAAAATACCATTTGATTTAGAATATTTTAATAAAATAACAAAAGGTGGATTACCTAATAAGACATTAAATATTGCACTTGCTGGAACGGGTGTTGGTAAATCATTATTCATGTGTCATATGGCTGCGAGTTGTTTAGCTCAAAATAAAAGTGTTTTATATATCACTTTAGAGATGTCAGAAGAAAGGATTGGGGAACGAATAGATGCGAACTTAATGAATGTTACAATGGAAGATTTACATGACTTACCAAAGACGATGTATGAAGATAGGATTTCAAGAATTGCATCAAAGACAAATGGTAAACTGGTAATTAAAGAATATCCTACTGCATCTGCTCATGTAGGACATTTTCGTGCATTGGTAAAAGAACTTGCATTGAAAAAGAGTTTTAAACCAGATATAATCTTTATTGATTATCTCAATATCTGCACAACTGCAAGATTTAAGAATGCTGGTAATATGAATTCCTATAGTTATGTAAAAGCGATTGCTGAGGAACTTCGTGGGTTTGCAGTAGAGTTAAACTTACCTATAATGAGTGCAACACAAACAACAAGAGGTGGTTTTGCGAATACAAATATAGATTTGACTGATACTGCCGAGAGTTTTGGATTGCCAGCGACTGCTGATTTGATGTTTGCGTTGATATCTTCGGAAGAGTTGGAAGAACTGAATCAAATTCTTGTTAAACAACTTAAAAATAGATACAATGACCACAATTTGCATAGAAGATTTATTATTGGCATTGATAGGGCAAAGATGAAACTCTATGATGTAGAACAAGCAGCACAGACTGACCTTGTAGATTCTGTTGGACAACAAGAAACCTTTAAACCTGCGATTTCACATGGCAATTACGAAGATTTTAAAGTTTAACTTATATAAATATAAATGTAAATTTATTATATCTTGAATGGAGAAATTGAATGGGTCGTTTACAAAACGCAGTTCAACAACTGAAATCTAAAAATCAACCGATACTCGATAATACTGATAGAGCTCTAGGGTTACTTCCTTTGAATGAAGCTGTAACTACGGCAGCTACTCATGCAGAAATGGCTATTTGTGTTGCATATAATGAAAATCAAGGTTCTGAAAAACCACTAGAAGATGCTGGCATATCAGTAGCTAACTGGAAAAAAGTAGATGAGACAGTAGTAGAAACAGGTAAGAAAATTGCTAAAGAATTAGGTAATACGATGGGTGATGGATTAATTCATTCTGGTGCTGGTCTAACAGGTATTAAAAATTATTATGCATCAGGTAGAGATGTTACACCAAAAGCAGATTTTACATCATCATCAAAACCAATATATGTTTCTTTAAAAAAATCTGGAGATGCAGGTGATGGTGCTCAACTCATGAGTGCAAAGTCTGGTGAAGCAACTGGTGTTTTTGAAGCAGCGGTAAAACATTATCAAGAAAGGGAGAAAGTAGACCTTTCAAAAGATAAAGCTTTTAAAAATGCTATGGATATATTATCAAAGCAAATGGCAGCGACTGCTAGAAATGATATGTATGTAAAAGTTGGTAAAGCAAAGACAGATTTTGGAGAATGGTACACAACACAAAGTTCCAGAAGAAAAGAAGTTGAAAAAATAATGGGCAGTCAAAAGAAAAACATAGTGCCATATTTAAGTTTGGAATTAAGTGCTTTGGGTGCAACTAAAGTGACAAAGGATGTTGAAGATAAGTTAAAAAAATTACTACCAAAAAATAAGGTAAGTTCTT